CACTATTGAAGTGTTTGATAACGTAGGTGGTGACTTGTTCCCCTTTGCACGTATTGAGGGCGCACAGATTCAAAAAGGCGTGATTGGCACACATGCTTGCTGCGTTTACATTGACCGAATTGCTTTTTTAGGTGGAGGCAGAAACGAAGCCCCTGGCGTTTACGTGGGCGCGTCATCTGCCACCCAAAAGATCAGTACTCAGGAAATTGACGAACTGCTTTTGACCTACACCGAAGATCAATTGTCTCAAGTCAGGCTCGAAGCACGTAACGACAAGTCACACCAACATTTGTACGTCCACCTTCCCGACCGTACGATGGTCTACGATGCAGCCGCATCCGAGGCGCTTGGCGATCAGGTTTGGTTTACCCTTACAACCACAGTTGTCGGATTCAGTCAGTACCGCGCACAAAACATGGTTTGGGCCTACGACAAGTGGCTGGTTGGCGACCCACAATCTAATTCAATCGGTTACTTGGTGCAAAACACAGGACACCATTGGGGCCAACAGGTTCGATGGGAATTCGGCACGACTATCGTTTACAACGAAGGCAACGGCGCAATCTTCAACCGACTTGAATTAGTCAGTTTGACGGGTAGCGTAGCCCTTGGCAAGAATCCACAAATCAGCACCAGTTACAGCGTCAACGGCCTTGCATGGAGTCAGGACCGAAGCATCTCAGTTGGAACCACTGGAAACACTGCCAAGCGTCTTGCATGGTTTCAGCAAGGCCACATGAGGAATTGGAGAATCCAAAGGTTTCGTGGTGACAGTGATGCCCACATTTCCTTTGTTCGCCTCGAAGCTCAGATTGAGGCATTGGCGTACTGATGGCAACCGCACCCCAATCCCGCAGGCTTAACCTTACCCGTGACCAACTCGCGGCGTTCTTGACCGATCAACAACAGATCAGGCAGTTTGAACTGCTGTTCTCCACAGTCGATCAAATCCAAGCTATTACGGGTACTGATTTTGAATATCAGGCCGACAGCGCAGCGGCCACAGCCAACAGCGCATTGGCCCAGCTTGCTGCATTTGCCCAAGAGTCGGCCATCAATTGCGCCTTGGCTGAAAACAAAGCAAATCAGGCATTGGAACTGCTAGACAATCTGACCAAGGCTGTAGAGGGCTTGCAAATGGCACCCCCGCCAAGGGAATTTAAGCGTTCAAGATACGGCTCGTTCTACGACACCACCACGCAGACAGCCACCACCATCAACACGGCCAAGGCCGTCACGTTCAACAACACCGATTTGAGCAATGGCGTGTATCTTGGCACCCCGACATCGAGGGTGTACGTGGACACACCGGGCATTTACAACTTCGACACTTCGTTCCAACTGGACAAAACAGCAGGCGGAACGGGCGAGTTCTTTTTTTGGTTTAGGCTCAACGGCGTAGACGTGCCAGACAGTGCCAGTCAAATCAGAATTCAGGGCAACAACGCTGAAATTTTTTCATCGCTGAATTACTTTTTTGATCTCAAAGCCAATGACTATATTGAGCTGATGTTTTCGGTGAGCGACCTCACTGTCGAAATTGCTGCATTTCCTGCGGCTGCACCCCACCCAGGCATCCCGTCCATTATTCTCACAGTTGCCAACAACATTGAAGGTGTCTTATGACCGTATCCATTAAAGTTCTGATCCCAGCAAAGCAGGCCGAGAACAGCCAGACCACGCAGTACACAGCAGTGAACTGCAAGGCCATCATTGACAAGTTCACGATCACCAACACCAGCGCCGGTAATCTGACCATCAGTGTCAACTTGGTGACAAGCGGGGGCAGTCCAGGTGCATCCAACTTGATTATGGACACACGATCAATCGCACCCGATGAAACCTATACCTGTCCTGAATTGGTGGGGCAGGCTTTGGAGACGGGTGGTTTTATTTCCACCATTGCCAGTGCAGCCACATCACTGACCATCCGAGCATCAGGACGTGAAATTACTTGATGCACGAAATGCAAATGTGGGACAATCAAGCCGCTGAGAAACATGCTACCAGCGGCATCCAATGAATATTGAGGTGTTTTTATGGGTTTACTTAGCGCACTAGGCGGCATTGCAGGCAACTTCTTGCTTCCAGGCATTGGCGGCGTAATTGGCGCTGGTCTTGGTGGAGCAATCGAAGGCCGCGAGTCAGTGGGAGATGCCTCACAAGTCCAACAGCAAGCAGCGCAAGGTGGCATTGATGAACAGCGCCGACAGTTTGACGCCATTCGGCAACTCTTGCAGCCCTACAACGAAGCAGGCACAGGCGCACTCGCACAACAGCAGGCATTGCTTGGACTAGGCGCACCAGGCGCACAGCAACAAGCCATCACAGCCTTACAAGGCAGCCCACAATTTGCTGCACTGCAACAGCAGGGTGAAAACGCCATCCTTCAAAACGCATCTGCCACAGGTGGTTTGCGTGGCGGTAACGTACAAGGCGCACTCGCACAGTTCCGTCCAGCCCTGCTCTCTAGCCTCATCAATCAGCAATACGAGCGCCTTGGTGGTCTGTCATCCATCGGACAGAACGCAGCAGCCGGTGTCGGCAACGCTGGCATGTCCACAGGAACCAACATCGCAACCTTGCTAGGAAGGCAAGGACAAGCCCAGGCTGGAGGCATCCTAGGCCAACAAAGCGCCCTCACTGGCGGCATCAACAAAGCCTTTGGCGCAGTCCAGGGCGCAGGTGGTTTTGGTCAATTGTTTGGTGGTGCATCCAGCCCATTCAGCGGGACTGCAATCTCTGGACCAACAAGCATGTCACAAGCCGATTACGCAGCCCTCAGCGGCTTTTAAGGAATAGACATGGAACCCATCAACTACCTCGCACAAGTTGCAGACCCTTTCGCACAGGCAACGCAAGGCTTGCAACTTGGCGCAGGCATGGTCGAATTGCAGCAAAAACAAGCCGCCATGGTCCAACAGCAGCAGCGGCAACAATTGGCGGCGCAAGAACAGTCCAAATTCTTTTCAAACCCAAAGCCAACCATGCGCGATGCTGCACGGTATGCCTCACTACTTTCACCAGAGCAAGCAAACGCATTCCGACCATTCATGGAAGGCATCAGCAAAGAACAACAGCAAGGCGCATTGAAATCAACCGGGCAGCTTCTTTCTGCACTACAAGCCAACCCACAAACCGGAATCAGGCTTTTGCAAGAACGCGCAGTTGCAGCCCAAAATAGTGGCGACCAAGATGACGCAAACCTGTTTAACCGTCTCGCAGAAGCCGCAATCAAAGACCCGGTGCAAGGCACGCAAACAGCTTTCAAAGCATTGGTGCAAAGTTCCGCAGGCATCCCCGGTGCAAAAGAGTTCTTTGAGACCATTGATAAAGGTCTAGGAACGGCGCGTGATGAAGCAATGGCCCCAGAAAAGCAACGCGAAGCCATAGCAGTTGCAGACAAAGCAGTAGCTGATGCAACGACAGCGCAAGCCACAGCCAAGAATGCAGAAGAACGAGCCAAAGCCGATGCGGATAAAGCTAAAGCAGACGCAGACAAAGCCAGAATTGACGCTCAGTATGCAGGCCCATTGGCGCAAGCCAACCTGAACTTGAATGCAGCACAGATTAAGAACATCAACAGCGAAATCGGCAATCGAGCCGCCAAGCTGAATCTTGATCGCCAAACCATGCAGGTCACAGTCGCTGAAAAGCTGTCAAGCATTCAAAAAAATATGACAGAGATGCCAGTCGACACTCGCAAGTTGGTCAACGAATCCGCTGTGACGGCGGCAGCGGCTAAACAATCGGCTGGTCAATTTAACGATCTTGCAAAACAATTGGAAGCCGCTGGTGGTGGTTACGGCGTGTTTAGCAGCGCCTCGGAATTTCTGAAAAAAGGAACAGGTTTTCAAGGTGGCCTTACGCAACTTAGAAACGAATACACACGTTTGCGAAACTCAGCCGCTATCAAGTCACTGCCACCAGGCCCAGCCACCGATGCAGATATTCAATTGGCCTTAAAGCCCTTCCCGCCTGAAACCGCTGACGCTAAAACAATGGCGAGTTTTCTTCGGGGAATGGCTAAATTGCAAGACATTGAAGCATCCGTATCAAATGCCAAGACCGACTGGCTTGCTGGCAACAATGGCGTGTTGACCCGTGCGAAGAACACATTTCAAGCTGGCGACTACGCAACCAAAGCGGGTGAATCCTTCAATGACTTTACCCAGCGAGTCGTGCAAGACGTTAGCAAGCGTTACGACCCAACACAGCAGACTTCTTTGGCGCAGCAGATCCCCACAGATCGCAATCCAAGACCAGCAGCAGCCCAAAACAACATCCGGTCACAAGCTGACGCCATCTTGAGTGGAGGCCGTTAAATGGCAACAGCCGATGAATACGCATCTTGGATTGTCAAGAATTCTGCAAAGCGCGGAACGCCTGAGTTCGACACTGTGGCGCAGGCCTACCAGCTTGCCAAGGGCGAAGAGAACACGGCCACCTTCCAGCAGCAGAACGCACCACTGCCACAGCAGCCAGGCGTGATGGATCAGATCGTCGGTGCTGGTGAAACAGCACTGACCCTTGGCACTGGCGCAGTCGGTGGCACGCTCGGCACGTTAGCCGGAACTCTCCAAGGTTTGTCGCAGCAAATCCTGTCTGGCAACTTTGGCACGCCAGAAGCCATGCGTGCAGTCGAGCAAGCCGCGGCAAAGGGCGCACAGGCGCTCACCTACCAGCCACGCACCCAAGCTGGCCAGGAACAGGTGCAAGCAGTGGGCCAAGTCCTGGCCAACGTCCTGCCACCAGTCTTGCCTGCAATTGCAGCCCCAGGCGCAGTGATGCAAGCAGCACGCACCGCAGCCCCAACAGTTGGCGCAGCCCGTCAGATCGGGACAGCAGCAGGCCAGCGTGCGGCCACAGCAACAGGCCAAGCCATCGCCAGGCCAGTGCAAGCGGCCACCACAGCCGTGCGCGAGACCTTTGGC